GTTCAGAAGCAGCATTACCTTCTGTGAGACTGTTTAAGGAATCTAACTTTTTGCCCAACTCTGCAAGACTTAAATCTCTATCAGCAGCAGCCTTTTGGTCCTTTAATGTTTGTGTAAGGGCGTTCAGACCGTCTAAATTTTGTAAAGATTCTTTTGCATCGCTTTGTTCAGCTACAAGAGCAGCCAAAGTAGCATTGAGCTTTTTCAACTCTTCGGTACTTTGTTTCTTTTCTGCGCCAGAAAGCTTTTGATTATTTTCGCTTTCTCTAGCAATTGCTGCAGTTGCTTCCGCAATTTGATTCGCAATTTCTTGTAGTTTTTTAGTTAAATCGTCGGCCATTTACGTCTCTCTCATCAGCGCTTATTTTGCATTTTAATTCTATCATTCTCATCTTTAATATATTGTTGGAGCAATATAACATATATTTCTCTTTCCCAGGGAATCATATTATCTAATTCAGTTAGAGAATATTTGTGATGTTGCATCAATGCAAAGTTAGTTTTGTAATGATTCTCCAATGTTTCATGAGAGAGACCTATTAGAAAAAATTCGTTAGGCCCTCTATCGTTAATTTATTATGAGTCTTACAGTTTGTGCAATCAAACTCGATGTCATGCTTTAGTTTTGGCATGTCATCAAAAAAACTCGTAATCTTTTTAAACTGATCTGATGTTAGAGATTCAATAAAGTCATTGATACTCTCTGCAGACTCATCAGATGCAGCATAAACATTTTCGGCATCGTATATTGATTCAATCGATGCAGCTATTTGTGCAAAGGCTTGTGATGTATCATCCTTTGCTTTACTCGTATTCTTATAAGATCCCTTTACCGTAGGATATTTTAATACAACACCTACTTCATCTGTTAATTGGACCTTTGCGTTTTGTTTTACTTCCCCTTGTACTTCAACAGTGTTTAAATCCACCATTACTTCATTTGACGTCGAACAATCAGAGCATTTAATTTTAAGTTTCGATGTTTCACCAACAGATTTTGCTCTGAGTTTTAGAAACACGTACTCTAAATCAAATAATGCTAGCTTATCAACGTCAACTTGGCCTTCAGTACAAGCGGCCACTGTATCCCTTAATGCTCTTACCATTTGAGATTGGTCTTTCGTCTCAAATGCCATCATTAAAACTTTTTCTTCTTTTACTAAGTACGGTCTATATTCTACTGTCTGACCTGTACTCGGTATTTTCATGGTGTGCTTCGCAGACACCAACTTAGGTAATGCCATAATATTCTCCTATTATATAGAATAATAAATTAACCAAACAAACTTTTCACGCCTGAAGATGCGCGTGAAATCAAACTCTGTCCTCCAGATGAAGCTGCTTCATTCATGGTTCCACTCAATCCCGCTCCAAATATATTAGTCACTTTACCAGATAATTGACTGACTACACTTCCTAGCGATCCCTCGTAAGGTATCGTGATTGAATTCGCATTTGCAGTAATTTTACCGCGTATATCGCCAGTAATTGCTTGTAATACAGAAGACAATTCACCGGCTATTTGTCCTTTTAAACCTGCCAATATGGTTTCGGCTTGAGCACCAAGATCACCGAAAGGCGAGAATGGTACCGAAGGCATTAAAGGATTTGGAAAAGATATTGCATTTTTTAATTCAGCCAATGATGTTGCCAAACTAAAATATGTTGAATTTGTTTTAAAATTTTCATATGTAAATGTAACACTTAATCGAATCACTTCGTTCTCAGAAGAATTTGATAACTCAATTGCTGATACCGTAATTGGAAAAGCGTTTTGCAATGTAGTCTTATAAACCATATTGCCTTTTAAATCTAAATTAGTTATAATAATATCAGAAGCGTATTGCTTTTTATAATAAACAACACCATCCTCATCATTAATAACAGACCGCATCCAGTTGTCCATCAACCTTTTAATATAAAAGTCGTTTGTTACTAAGAAATTCATAGTAACGTCGTCATTAATAAAAGAATATGGAGTCTTTGTTGCATGCTTCCATGTTGCGTGTTCATTTGTAGATATAGATCTACCAGGAAGAGATACTGATTCGCATATAGCATTTACTAAATAAATGTCCGGATTGACTGAAGCTGGACCAGTAAATGTAATAGCAAATAAATTTGTACGGGCTAAACCGCCACGTTCTGATATCTTTGCTTGTAAATCTGATATAGGGTTATCTAAAATCATGATAGAGCTCTTTGTCTAGAATCTTTCCAAATGGAACGCTTATTGGCTTTTCTAAATTGTTCGGTCGGAAGAAATACTGCAATTTCCCATTCATCGGCTGGCACCATAACAGGTGAAGCCTCTATGTGTTCATATAAGTATCTTTTAAAACATGGTGCAAACCATTTTAATTTAGAAGATGATTTCAATAATTGATATGATAATTTAAATCGTGTTGACTCATCATATTTTTTATTTGTTGTAATGTCCATTAACGCGTCTAACATTTTTGCTCTTAAAGCAGGCGGTAAGTAATGGAGATTTAATCCATAGAATCCTCCTGGAGCTGGTTCAACCATTATGGTTAATGGGAACGAGTCATAATAAGGTAACGTTTCGCGTGTCTTTGGATCATAAAAATACATATACATCGACCCAACCCGTGCACGGTTTCTTTTTACCATGTTTGGATCTCTTAATAACCCACGGCGATTGACGTTTCTTAAAGTTTTTAATTTGTCTTGAAACCAATCACGCGAAGCATCAGTTCTGAGTTTTACACCCGAACCAATCGCGTCTTTTTTATATTTGTCAAATATTGATTCTGCCATACATCTATTTATATGGCTAAGTGAGGAGTTTGATTCCTAATTTTTTAAGATGATTTTCTGTCCATATTTCAAAATGATAACCATAGTTCTCTGCATATTGGCTAGCAGCTTTCCATTTAGATTCATTCTTAACGTAGGTCATGACCTCATTAATATATTTCTTTGTTTGTCGAGCTGGTTTCTTAGGAGGTTTTGTTTGTGATTCAGGTTTAATTTCAACCAACACAATTCGACCATTTGAGAATTTAATTTTTAAATCAATAAAGTATCGATGGATTCGATTATCTGTTTTGCACCGATAAGGTATTACAGTTTCTTCGGAAGACCATGATACTACATCATCTCTTTCTTCACACCACCGAAAGCATTGCCTTTCCCATAATGATCGATACGTAACGTTTCGTATATCGCCATTATATTTTTCAGGCTTTTTAATTCTATATTTACCTTTGTAAGTTTTGGCCATAACCATATAAATAGATTAGAAAACTTAATTTTATTTATAGGTTAACAGTCAATGTCAGTCGATCTCATATATCCAGAAAATTTAGATGGTAATGCACCATTTATGAGAATTACTGCATCAAAAGCTGATTATGGCTCTGGTGGAGAAACGTTTGGAACAGTAACACTATATCATCCACAACAAGTATCATTCGCAGATGGTGCTTCATTCTCTACCTTTGATATGGGTCCATTGGGTTCTAATATTTTAGAAGGTATGAAAAACGGCGAATCGGCCGGTGAGATTGCTTCTCGAATGAACGAATCAGCATTTGGTGGTTCAGCTGATCCTGAATTATCAACTATGTTGGCCATGAAGATTGCACAAAATTCTGGTGCAGGAGCAATCGTGCCTGGTGCAGATCAACTTCAAAATATATATGGACAATCAAAAGGAAAGGCCGTAAATCCAAATACTGTAACTGCCTTTCAAAATATGGTATTAAGATCTTTTGCATTTAATTTTAAATTAGTTGCTGAAAATCCATTTGAAGCAGATGAAATTCGTAATATACAAAGATTCTTTCGTGCAACTATGTACGCAGAATCAGGCCAAGGGAATTATCTTTTAACTTATCCACATGTATTTGCAATTGAATTCTGTACAAAAGAAGGTAAACCGAATCCTTATTATCCTACAATATATCAAACGAATTTAGTTAATTTTACTACAAATTTTTCAGCTCCTACATCAATGCATTTTGAAGGTGGAGCTCCTCTTGAAGTTGATATGTCATTAACCTTTCAAGAAACTAAAGTTCTTACTCTTAACGATTTCAACGAAGCTGACATCGCTCTTATATAGGTATTTTCATGTTAAACTTTTTTAGATCATTTCCACTAAGAGAATATCAATTTCAAGACGAAACAAACGATAAAATTTTTATTGTTGATATATCTAAAAATGTAAGAGCGTTTTTAGATGAAATGGATAACCACACGTATTATTTGTGGGAAACAGTTTCTGACGGATCAAGACCCGATCAGTTATCGATGAAATTATATAAGACACCAAATTATTGGTGGACCTTTTTTGTAATTAATCCTCGATTAAATGATGGCCTTCATCAATGGCCAAAGAGTTCTCTTGAATTAGAAAATTATGTTACTTCTAAATATGGTAATCGTATAGCATTAACACCAATACAAAAATCTGGATCCGTTAATGATGTACATCTGATTTCAAACCGAAATACAGATATTATAATTGGTGAACAGGTTTTAGGTTTTGATTCAGGTGCTACAGGAGTTGTTGAAAAGGTAAACCATCAATTAAATCAGGTCATTGTAAAAGACGTAGTTGGCGAATTTTCAGATTCAGAATCAATTGGATTTATTACATCCACAATTGTATTTTCTTTTAACGCAGATCATAAAGTATTAATTCAATCTTACGAAGATGCTGTACATCATTATATAGATTCAGATGGTAACTGGATTGATCGTTTAAGATTTAATGAAGATGATACAGAATTACCTGTTACTAATTTTGATTATGAATTAAAAGAAAACGATAATAAAATGGATTTAAAAGTTTTAAACGCTTCCGTGGTTGATGAGTTCGCTACTCGATATAAAAAGTTAATTAACTCATGACAATATCAAAAGGGTTACACCCCACTGACAACTCGGCTATTGAACCGAATTCCTTTCGTTTAGATGTTGTGATGGAATCAGCATCTGGTAAAGAAAGAGATATATCGAGCTTAGTTCAAACCTTTACCGTGTATGAATCAATCTTTCAGCAGCCGTTGATTGCTGAATTAGATATTGCAGATGGTTTATCTCTTTTTGAAGATATGAATATATCTGGCAATGAAAAGATATCCACGGTTGTACGTAAACAAAATACAAAAGATGAACCAATTCGAGATATACAAAACGATTGGTATGTCCTTGATATACCTTTATATGGTAAACCAAAGCCTGATTTAGCCACATATAAAATACGTTGCATATCACCATTAGGTTTAGTTGCTAAGTTTCGAAAAATATCTACATCGTTATCTGGATCATCAGCTGAGATTCTTCAAGAGCTTTATCGCCAAGTAGGCGCTGAATTAGAAATGCTTGACGATCAGACTCTTGGTGCTATGAAATTTATTTGTCCTAAGTTAACGTATGCAGATGCTATTGCATTTATATTAAAAAAATCAATGGCAGCAAACGGTGCGCCAATGTTTACTTATCAAAGGTTTGATGATTCTAAATATGTTTTAAACTCTTATAATAATATGATTACCTCTGAAGTATTAGATACTTATTGGCAAGGAACGTTTTATTCACACGAAGAGCAGACTGACGAATCATTTGAAGAAAAACGATTACGTATATTAGAAGCATCATCAAACCTTGGATTCTCTCCGTTTAAAAGCGTAAAAGGCGGATCATATGTAACACGTACACATCGTTTAGATTTATCAAATAAGGTATATGAAACGATTGATTATAACGCGTTTGAAGATGAACCAATTTTAATTGACGGATCCGAATCAGATTTAGTATGGGATAGAGATTTTTCTATATCAGGAGTCAGTCCATTAGATTTAAAAGAGTCATATAATATTTTTATCAATCAAAACAATTTAGCGATGGTTGATGATGACCATGTAAATGTACATGGATTTGGCTCTTATAAAATGGCATATAAACATTCAGTATATTCAAACCTAGAACAAATAGAGCATACACTCAAATTAAATGGTGATACACGTTTAATGCCAGGAACCGTGATTGAAATTTTATTTCCAAAGTCTGGTCAAGTTGATGGAGCCGGTAGAGAATCAGATGAAATGTTATCAGGTCGATATTTAATTGTATCGTCAACACACCAATTCGATCAAACTGGTTATTATACGCGATTGAAAATACGTAGAGACTCGGTGCATAAACGATGAATAATTTTATGGATACAAAATTCGCATGGTTTCATGGTGTTGTTGAAGACCGTGCGGACCCTTTATATTTAAATCGAGTAAGAGTAAGATGTTATGGTTACCATACCGCAGATAAAGCATTATTGCCAACAGAAGATCTACCTTGGGCTACAATACTTTTACCAACTACAGAATCTGGAACATCCGGTGTTGGGCGTTCGCCACATGGGTTAGTAGAAGGTTCATGGGTAGTTGGATTCTTTCGTGATGGAACAGATGCACAGGATCCAATTATTATGGGTTCGGTTGCTTCATTGAATACGATTGAAGCTGATCCATCAAAAGGATTCTTTGATCCATTGGGTAATTATCCTAAAAAGACAGACGATGAATTAACGAATTATTTACCAGCATCAGATGTAAATCGTGCAGCACGTGGATTAGCCACACAGGCTTCTAAAAATCAAGAAACAATTCGTGTTGGTAAGGTTGCAGAAAAATCAAAAGCAGAACCATTTCAATTAAGTGGTGACATACCAAATATCTTTTATTTTGATGAACCGCCTAGTCCTGCTAAACCACAGTATCCATTTAATAAAGTACATGAATCAGAATCAGGGCATGTAATTGAAATTGACGATACTGCTGATTATCAACGAATTAAAGAACACCACCGTTCAGGTACTTTTTATGAAATACATCCGGCTGGTGAAAGAGTTTTAAAAGTTGTTAAAGATAATTATGAAGTGACTTTAGGCGATGATTATGTAAATGTAAAAGGAACATCTCGTGTTACAATCGAAGGTGATTGTAACTTATTTGTTGTGGGTAATTATAACGTAGAAGTACAAGGTAATAAGACAGAATATATTTACGGTAATCTTACACAATATGTTGGTGGTAATCGATCAAACGAAGTGGTTGGTAACTTAGGTGAAGTTGTTGGTGGCGATTTAAGTCAAGCCACGTCAGGCCAAGTTACAAAGACTGCTAAGAAAGATTACGTTATTACTGCTAAGAATATTAGATTAAACTAAGAGGATTAAGCGATGGCTTTAGCTCCACATACCAATAATTTTTTATCAGATACTGGTCAGGTAAGAGCTATAATACCAAGAACAATTGGTTCTGGTTATACTACTGCAACTGTTACGATTACTGGTGGTAATGGAAGCGGTGCTGCAGCTGATGCAATCATTCAAAATGGATCAGTAATTGGTTATGAAATAACTAATTATGGTAGTAATTATTCTATTAATAATCCTCCTCAGGCCGGCGATATTCCGACAGTTGCAATTAGTGGAGATGGAACTGGCGCTACAGCAATTGTTCAAATCGGAGATCATATAATTTCTGTAAAAGATACTAGTTCAAATACGACATCAGCTGTAATGGATTATTCACCTGCTATACTTTCTTCTGCTGCAATGATAGGTCAGATGTTAGGATCTAAATTTGATGAAATGTATAATATGTTGGATGGACATCTTACAACTATTGAAGGTAAACTAGATACTTTAAACGGTGAGTTGTCTACGCACAATTCAACACTTACTGAAATAAAAAATGATGTCGATCGTATTCGTTATCTTGGAGATACAATGGGTCCTGGATATCGAAATCGTGGCAATTATGTTACTGATGGCATTATGTGGCAATCAATTATTCGTGATGGATTTATGTTAGATGAAACAAATAAATCTGATGCAAATATATCTCCATCGGTAAGTAAGATAAAAGACTACGCAGATAAATTTGATGATGCCTTTCCACCGGAGAATGAAGTATGACATATTCAGTTCATCGTAAAGGAGACATAGATGCTGTTGGTCACACTGCAGTACAAGCATCCAATAACGTGTTTGCAAATGAGAAAGGAGTACATCGTAAAGGTGATGTAGATTCAAACGGAAACGTATTAGTCAAATCTTCAAATACAGTATGGGTAAATGGAAAAGGATGCGGCCGAAAAGGCGACATTGATTCAAAAGGGAATGTGAAAGTTATGGGATCAAATAACGTATTTGCTGGCAATTAGGGTATAAATAGATACTATGAGTACTGAATACTTATCCGATAAAGGCTACGAAAAAATAACCGCCAACGTCGTTGCGCGGGCAGTGGACTATTCCGATTTAGATTTAAATTTTAAACCTCATCCAAATTTTGGTGATGTAGTTCCATTAAGAGATATTAATGCAATACGAAGATCAGTAAGAAATTTAATTTTAACTGGATACGGTGAACGACCTTTTCAACCAAATGTCGGCTGTGCAATTACTGATAAGTTATTTGAAAACTTTAGTCCGGTAAATCTTGCCTCAATGCGAGAAGCAATCAAAAGAACAATTAAATATCATGAACCAAGAGTACAAATAGCTGCATTAGAAATATTTGATCGTACTGACGAAAATGCAGTCTTTATTTCGGTGTCTGTTAAAATTAATAATGTTCCAGGATTGGTTGATGTAGATGTATACTTAGAGAGAATTCGATAATGGCAAATATTAAGAACGTAACTGAACTAGATTTTGATCAAATCAAAACTAATTTAAAAGCGTTTCTCAGTGCGCAAGATAAATTTAACGACTATGATTTTGATGGATCGGGTATGAGTATCCTATTGGATATTCTTGCTTATAATACTCAATATAATGCTTTGCTTGCTCACACTAATGCAAATGAAAGTTTTTTAGATACAGCACAGTTTAGAGCAAATGTTGTTTCTCATGCTAAGATGTTAGGATATACTCCATCATCAGCAACTGCAGCAAAAGCTTATTTAAATGTTGTCGTTGCTGGAGTTCCTTCTGATCCTACTGCGATTGAAATTCCTCGAGGGCAAAAGTTTCAAGGATTAATTGGTAATCGCCAATATCAATTTGTAACAAATCAATCTTATACAGCAATTAAAGATGGTGAAAACAAATACTACTTTAATAATATAGAAATATGTGAAGGAGAAATACAAACTTTCACATATCGTATCAATAATAAAGTACCAAATCAAAAGTTTGAATTGCCTACTGACATGGCAGACGTAGAAACTTTAATTGTATCCGTACGTGATTCATTGACAGCAACTACATCACAAGTATATGCACATTATAATTCAATTCTTGACGTTGCGTCAGATTCCTTTGCTTACTTTTTGCAAGAAGGTTACGACGGGCAATATCAAATATATTTTGGCGATAATGTTGTAGGACATCAGCCTGTTACTGGTCAAATCGTTGATATTGGATTTATTAAAACACACGGATCGGATGGAAATGGCGCAACCGCGTTTACCATTGATGGATCTATTGGTGGAATATCAGCAATTACTATTACAAAAGTAGATGGATTTGTTCGAACAACAACTGGGTCTGATAAAGAAACAACCGAATCAATTCGACATAATGCTCCAAAATCATTTGCTTCACAAAATAGAGCTGTGACTGCAATTGATTATAAAGCTGTGTTGATGGCAGAATACGATTACATTGAAGATATATCAGTCTGGGGTGGTGAAGTCAATGATCCACCTGTATACGGTAAAGTTTTCTTATCAATCAAGCCAAAGACAAGTGAATATTTATCGACAACTTCACGTAATATTATTAAACAATATCTTGCAGCTCGTAATGTGGGTTCAGTCACTGCTGAAATCGAAAATCCAGATTATACGTTTATTACTATGGATGTATTCTTTAAATACGATCCAAATTCAACCGCAAGATCAAAAGGTCAATTAGAAACAGCAGTACGCAATGCTATTCTAGACTATAACGATACTTATTTAGAAAAGTTTGATGGTGTACTACGTTATTCCAAACTGTTAAAAGCCATAGACAGTGTTGATAAGGGTATATTAAATTCCTTTGCTAGATTAAAGATGCATAAGCATGTTCAACCACAAACTGGGTTTTCTGCTGATTATGTAATTAAATTTTCTAGTCCTATTTACATTACTGACACTACTGAGCAAACTTTATCTTCAAATACATTTACATTTCAAGGCCAATCATGTAAGCTAGCCGACATTCCTCAACCTGGAGCATTTCCAAATAGAACAGTGCAAATTTTAAATGCTGATAGTGATACGATTGTCAGAGCAAATGCTGGTACAATATTTCCCACACTGGGTAAAATTGAATTGAAAAATTTATTAATTGAATCTTCTGATGTATTACTTATTTTTGCAGATCCAAATTCAAATGATATTGCACCTAAGTATAATCAACTAGTTTCAATTGAGCAAGACGAAACTCCTGGCATTACAGTAACTGGTGAAGAAGATACAATTACCACATTAGGTTCTGCTGGAACATCGTCTTATACCACATTCTCTCGACACGAGTAATTAACACAGTATGGCTACTCGCGATAATATAGAAACAGGTAAAGTTGAGTCACTATTACCACGACAGTTAATAGAAGATTCAGCTGCCCTGATTGAATTTTTAAAAGAATACTATAACTTCATGAATGCTGAGGGAGGTCCCTCGTACGCGATTAATTCTATATTAGCAAATCGCGATATTGATACTGTTGTTGACGATTTCTTACTCCTATTAGAAAAGGAGTTAGGCTCAAGCTTTGTTACAAATTTAGAAGTCAATAAAGAAATATTATACAAAAACATTGTACAATTCTATCAAGCAAAAGGTTCTGTAGAATCATTTAAAGTTTTATTTAGACTTTTATATAATACAGAAATTGAAGTTAGTTTTCCAAAAGAAAAAATATTAGTAGCATCTGATGGTAGATGGGTTCAACAGAATTCAGTTTTTATTGACGTCACTGCAGGCGATCCATTTGATCTATTTGCAAATGTAGTTACAATTACAACTCCTGATGGATTACAAATACCAGCAGAAGTAGAACGAATTAAACAAGTTGGCCAAACAAATTATTATGAAATATTTGTAACCAAATCAATTAACATTGCCAGAATTGTTTTAAACTCTACAATTAATGAATTTGGAGTTGTTGCTACAGTTGTTCCAGCAGTTTCAACATATGAAATTGTATATGGTGGACAAAATTTTGGTTTAGCACAATTTATTGATATAGAAGAAGCTACTGGCACTGGTGTTACAATCAAAACGACTGAAGTTAATAACACAACAGGTGAGCTAACAGATATTAAATTCATTAATTTTGGCGTTGAATATTCAGATACTTTTTACGCCATGATTATACCAACAGTTGATATTATTGGTGGAGTCAACTTTGTAATATCTACTGATCCAGATGCTGATCAAATTACATATCCAAATCGTGCAATTATAAAATTCACAAATGGACCTGTTGTAGAATATCGCGGTGAATATATCTCTAATAACGGTTTCTTATCTGATGATATATATTTGCAAGACAACTTCTTTTATCAACAATATTCTTATTTGATTCGATCGTCTGAAAGATTTGATGAATATAAAAATGTCTTAAATAGAACAGTGCATCCGGCTGGAATGGTAGCATTCGGTGAATTTGTTATTAATAATTCATTTGATCTATCAAGAAATCTTGATGCCTTACGTCGTTATTTGCGTACTCGTTTGCAAGATGTTGTTGATACAGAAGATGCTGAAATTAAGCATATGTATAAACCTGTTGCTGAAGTCGTGGTGACAGCTGAACCAGTTTGGGAATGGACATTATTAAAACCATTAACTGATTCAGTAGCTGCAAACCAAATAGTACAAAAGAATTATAGCAAGCCGCTTTCAGACGCTGTTGGCGCAGATGATTCAAACATACTAATTACGCGTAATAAGATCATATCTGATACTGTTACAACAGATGATAGTTTACTATCAGTTAATTTTAATTCTAACCAGACTGACAGTATAAATAGTAATAGCACTGGTATAATTGAATTATTAGGCGATATTTATGCAGAAAATTATTTTGCTGAAGATTATTCAGAAGGTTTAACAACATTTAATTAGGAGACAAATGAAATGTTAATGAATGAACTCATCGGAGCAACTGGTCAAGTAGAGATTGAAGTCTTTGCTCCAGACGGCCGATTAAAAGATAAGGTGAATATTAAAAACCTTGTTGTAACTACTGGGCGCGAATATATCGCGGCTCGTTTAAATGACGATGCACCACCTGCAGAAATGACTCACATGGCTGTTGGTACTGGCACTACATTGGCTGCAGCAGGTGATACTACTCTTGAGACTGAAGAAGCTCGTGTTGCTTTAACTACTGATACAGTTACAGCAAATGAGATTGAATACGTAGCTACTTGGGGTCCAGGAGTTGGTACAGCTGCTCTTACAGAAGCGGGTGTATTTAATGATGGTACTGCCGGCACAATGCTTTGTCGTACTGTATTTAACGTGGTCAATAAAGCTGTAGACGACAGTATGACTATTACTTGGACTATTTCAATATCTTAAGAGATAAAAAATGGTAGCTATCGTTAGGCCAAATTTCCACCATACAATGGCGGATGCTATTTATGAAAAAATTCAAAATAGATCTGCTAGTTATTATTACTTTATAGGTCAGGTTCTTTCTTGGGACAATGAAGGCGCTATTGATAATGCGCCAACTCCCAATAATCGTTATAACGAAGAATTAACTACCCGTAATAATATTATTGGTGTGAAAGGTGTCACAATTAATAATGTATCCTTTATTACGCGAAGAATTGATTGGACAGCTGATGTTGTTTATTCTCGCTTTGATGATAGATACTTGGCCGATGCCGGTGCAATGAATGAAATTGACTTTTACGTTTTAACAGATGATTTTAATGTTTATAAATGTATTGACAATAATTCAGGTGCACCTTCAACAGTAAAACCAACTGGTACTGATCCTGGATATACTGTAACTGCCGATGGATATGTTTGGAAATTTATGTATTTCCTTCCATTAAGCTTACGTAATAAGTTTATGACTAATGACTATATGCCAGTCATAAAGAAAGTGAAAAACGAATATTATGAAGCTGGAACTATCACCGGTTATATATTAAATGATGGTGGGCAAGATTACGATCACGATCAAACTTATGCCGTAATTACTGGTGACGGTGCCGATGGTGCTGCTGATCTTGTAATTGAAAATGGTAATGTTACTGGTGTAACAATCACAAATGCTGGAACTGGATATACACAAGCATATTTGACAGTTACTAAGGGATTATTAGATCCAGGCGAAGGAGCAGATATTGATTTAACATTATCAACTCCTGGAGATCTTGATTCATTACAGGCTGACGTTGAAGCTCTTACAGTTGATGGAGAAATATCTACAATTATTATTACAAATTCAACTGCTGGTTATACAGCTCCTCCTGCAATTACTATTACAGGCGATGGAACTGGAGCAACGGCAGTTGCAACTATAGATGTAAATGGCGAAGTTGATTCGATTACAATGACAAATCGTGGATCGGGTTATACATACGCTAATGTATCTATTGCTTCAGAAAATTTAGGAACAACTACTTCTCGCGCAATAATGTCTCCATTGGGCGGGCATGGATTTGATGCTCCTAGAGAATTAATGGCAGATACATTATGTTTTTATGTTTCGTTTGAAGCTGAAACAAATCAAGGATTAATTGTAGACAATCAATATAGACAATTTGGTCTTGTAAAAGATTTTGATGTGTATAATGAAAATAGAAAATTTATTAATTCTGGTGGTTCAGCATGCTTTAAATTAGAAGGTACTTTCCTTGGCGATAGTTATCCGGAAGATGCTCTTATTCACACGGCAAATGATGCAAAGGTAATGAGAGTTATAAGTTCTGAAGATAATGCAATGTTGGTAATACCAACAGATGGAACTACACCTGTGGCCACAGATGAGTTTTATAACGCGGAAGAATCAGCTAATTTTACAGTTACTACAGTAACAGATCCAGATATTGATGTTTTATCTGGAGAAGTTTTGTACATTGATAATCGATTAGCATTTACTTCATCAGAAGAACAAACAGTTACATTTAGAACATTTATCAAGTTTTGATTATAAATAGAGATTATTATTAGGAACAATCAGAATGGCAATTAATCTAAACACTGATCCTTATTTTGACGATTTTGATGAAACAAAAAATTATCATCAAATTCTGTTTAAGCCGGGAGTTTCTGTTCAAGCCCGAGAGCTTACTCAGCTTCAAAGTATTATAAAAAATCAAATCAAGAGATTTGGCGATCACATTTTTAAGAATGGAACGCTTGTTCATGGCGGTAACGCTACTCTTGATTTGAGATATAATTGTGTGAAACTGGCAGCCGATGCAAATGATTCGGTGCTTAGCTTAATTGACACTGAAGTATATGGTACTGAGTCCGGACAAAAAGCTTTAGTTGTTAACGCAACGCAGGCTGATTCGAATGGTAATCCTCCAACAATTTATGTAAAATGGCTTAACTCTACAAATAATAAAGAAAGTGTAGGGTTCTCTCCTGATGAAGCTATTTACAATACAGGTAAAAGTGTTAGAGTTTTTGCTGCGGCAGCTCAAGTCAATACTGTTGGTTCCGCATACATTATTTCAGAAGGTATAATGTATGTTAATGGACATTTTGTTTATTTTCCAGATTCAACTTTAGTATTATCTCGTACTGGAAAACCAGGAAGTGTAATTGTTGGATTTGATGTAGAAGAAAAAATCTATACTTACACTGATGATAATACACTGCTTGATCCAGCAAATGGTTCTTATAACTATGCAGCTCCTGGAGCAGATCGTTTATACATTGATATGACTATGGCAAGACGAGAGTTTATTCAAGACTCGGTTGCTGATCCAAATTACATTGAAATTGCTAGAATTCAAACTAATCAAGTTGTTTCGCAAGCCGTGATAGGCGATTATGCTTTACTCGGTGATGTATTAGCTCGTAGAACGTATGACGAATCTGGTGATTATGTTGTACGTCAATATAGTATGCAATTGTTAGAGCATTTAGATACTGGATCAAATAATGGTTATTATGATTCAAATCGCGGCGGTGATTCAAGCAAATTTATAGCAAAAATAAATCCAGGAAAAGCATACGTAAAAGGTTACGAAATTGATTCAATTAAGAATCAAGCAATTGCTGGCGATAAAGCTCGTGATACAGCTGCAGTCGATTCTGGTTCTGTATATGTTCCTTATGGCAACTATGTTTTTGCTAGTATAACAAATTCTTTTCCAGAAGATTTAGATGATTTACCATTAGTTCGTTTATATGATAGTGTAGGCGATTCAGCAAGTCCTGCAGCTGCTCAGGGTAATCAGGTTGGTACTGCTCGTATAAGACACGTTGAGCAATATACTTCGTATCTATCAGCTGGGTTACATAAAATATTTCTTTTTGATATACAAATGTTTACCGGCAAATCTTTCGCAAGAGATGCCAAGCAAATCTGGTATAATAATACAACTGCATCAGATTTTACCGCCGATATTGATTTAGAAAATACCTTACTTCAAGGTACAATTTCTGCAACCAATAGTAGCACTGCTGTTACCGGTAATGGTACTTCGTTTACCACTGATTTGAATGAAGGTGATTATATTGAAATCAGTGGAGATTATTATAAGATCGCTATAATTACTGATGATTTAAATTTAACACTTGACTCAAACTATCTAGGTGTTACAATTTCAGGTGAAGTATTAAATGTCGGAAAAGCGGTTATTAAGAATCCAGAAAAGAATTCTTACATATTTCCTTTACCAGCTGATATTATTAAGACGGTTGATGCAAATGGCACTGACACAATTTATTCAGTGCGAAGAGTATATACTCGTACTCTTGCTGCTGGTATTGCTGGATCATTAAATGCAAATACAGATGAAAGCTTTAATAGTTATTCATATGATAATTGGCAAGCGTATGATTCGCAAGGTGCACCGGTTGATTTAGGTCTTGCAACTCTTACTTTTTCAGGTAATAATACTGTTGTTGATATTGATTTATCGGGAGCAGGTTATACGACTGAAACTATTTTTATTGTTGGTACTGTACAAAAAACAAATGCTCCAGCAGCTGCTAAAAACAAAGTACTTCAAACAAATTCGCAAAAAGATGTATTGACTCAAGGCCCAGCTCAAGCAAATACTATTTCCCTAGGAAAAGCTGATGGATATCGCCTTGTGTCTGTCAAGATGACAACATCTGGCGCATTTGGAGATCCTTCATACGATAACACAACTGAAATTGATATTACTAATCGTTACGATTTTTCAAATGGTCAAAAAGCATTTTATTACGATAGAGCTTCAATCACATTAAAGAAAGGAGCTGCAGCACCAACTGCACCTATTCGAATTACCTTTGATTATTTTACTCATACTTCGGGTGATTTCTTTACAGTTGATTCTTATTCAGATATTGCATACGACGATATTCCAACGCTTACCTTAGGTGGCAATCAATACGTATTGAGAGATTGTTTAGATTTTCGTCCTAGGATTAATGATGCTGGTACTGGCTTCTCAGGAACCGGTGCTAGTGTTGGTGAATTCCTTGATTATGAAGATGATATATCAACATCATACGAATACTACTTACCACGTGTAGATAAAGTTGTACTTACTAATAAAGGCCGTATTCGTATTATAAAAGGTAAGAGCGATCTTGAACCAAAAGAGCCTAAAACACCAACAGACTCAATGGTTCTATACTTATTAAAACAAAACGCTTACGTATTTGATTTGAAAGCTGATATTAAAGTTATTAATATCGATAACAAGCGTTATACCATGCGTGCAATTGGTAATCTTGAAAAGCGAATCAAAAACTTAGAATATTATACAACACTAAATCAGATTGAGCAAGATACTCAAAATTATCAGATAAAAGACATCAACGGATTAGATCGATTTAAGAATGGATTTATTGTTGATTCATTTACTGGTCACGGTGTTGGTGATGTTTATCGAGAAGATTATAGAGTAGCAATTGATAAGATTAATAATGCGTTAAGACCTGTATTCAAACAACACATGTTGGATTTGAAAGAAGATCTTACAATTGATTTTGCTTTTGATGAAGCAACTGAATTGACAATTAAAAACGAAAGAACAGCTAAAAATTATACATTAACTGGTGACTTATATAGTCTTCCGTATACTGAAGAAAAATTTATTCAAAATAATAAAGCATCAACTTTTACAAATTTAAATCCATATAATGTTGTATCTTTTAAAGGTAAAATTACTGGTAAGAGTTCAGATATATGGAAGCAAGAAATTAATGGAGCTGAAATTCGACCCGGCGTTGATACTTCTGATTATGATTATCTCTTATCTGAATATAGACAACAAGATGCTGCTGATGGAGTGGTAGATGGATATATTTGGGGAGAAGAAATTGTAGGTTCAGTTGATCTTCGTAATGGAGTTGAATATATTATTGGCCAACACGGCACAGCATATGATGTTGGTTATGACGATATTGAAAACGTTGAGCGCGTTTCAACTGAAACAGTAATTTCTCAAATGAGAGATGTTTCTATTCCGTTCCAAGCATCTGGTTTAATGCCAGACACTCGTGTTTTTGTATTCTTTAACGGAATTAATGTTACAGAAAATACACGATATACTGGAGATTTTGCGACAAGAGTCCAACCTCAAGATGCTTATGATAATCCAGGAGATGGAGCATATCTTGCTTCTACAATCGAAGCTATTGGTGGTGTTGTTGGTAAATCACTTGTTACAGATTCAGACGGAGAATTACATGCAACATTTGAATATGCTGCAAGCAAATATAATTTACCGACTGGTGTATATACATTAAGAATTACTGATGATCCAACAAATAATCCAGAAAATGAATTTACTTCTGCTTCAATGCAATTTAATTCTTCTGGTAAATTAGTCACTTGGCAAAATAAAATTATTACAACTCGAGTTCCAAGAGTATCTGAACAAGCTATACAAAAATCTTCAACTCGAGTTGATTGGACTGATCAAGGAGAAATTGCAGACAAATATTGCCAAGGACATGATTTGTATGGAACATATCATGATGGCAACGGTGGTTATTTCGATCAATTAATTGAAACGAATAATGTTGCCACATGTCAATATGAAGAAGATTCGGTTGTACAAGGATGTCCTACTGCTGGAACTGTTTTAGATACATTCTGCGATCATAAATCTGGTGAACTTAAGCAATTGATTGCTGGTGGACCGGATGTAAATGGAGTATGTACAACTTCAGTTGTTGTGAAAGAAGCAAATTCTCCTGGATGTATACCTCCAAATCCGTGTGAAGGTAATGGTGTAATTAAGAATACGTTCTGTGTAGATGGTTCAGCTCAAAACTCTAAAGATCTTTGGGGTGAATACTATGATGGAACTTATAATTATGTAACTGGTATATGTGGAACTTATACTGCTTTGATCGATGCTAATAATGTTGAAGATTGTCAATCCAGAGATCCATGTCCAGTTTCAGGTACATTAGTATCAGGACAAGCTACTGATTGTCGATTACCATTTACAGAATATCGATCTTATCATGATGGCAATTGTGGTACATATGAAATTGTATATGCTTTGAATTCTGCAGATTGTGGTTATGTTGATACCGCAACATTAGAACAAGCAATTATTGATGGTGATACTACAATTACTCAAAAGGAATTGGATTTAGCAGAAGCATATGATCCTAATGATGCACCTGCATTAAATACACATTTAAGATTTGAGTGTTACGGTGCTGATTATTATGAAATATTAGCTGATGGTAATTGGGGAGAAAGTGCTGTATTAATTGAAGCAAATTCCAGTTACTATTGCGATTATCATGAAGAAAAAGATACTGTTGTTATATACACGTTCCATGACTTAGATGAAGATGATGACGATGATGGAGATTTAGATCCGCCACGTTCTCAAAACAATGATACATTAGGTTATATGGGTGCAGTATTCTCATATGCATTTGGTCGACCACCAACAGAATCTGAAAGAGAAGAAATTGAAGCTTACGCTGAACACAAAGGTCTTACTGTACAAGATTTTATTGATGCCGAAACATCAACTGAACCATTAGCTGGTGGTGGAATTGATGGATCTATTATTCCATCAGAATATAATGAAGCAGCTGCTAAGGTTGGACACTTCGTAAAAGATATGGTAAATGAAGGGATAGCTAGAGGAATTGGTGCAGATTCAGACGCATCAATTACTAATTATATGAATGAAAAAGGAACAATGCCTGGCGGAGTTAGTCCTGGTGTTTTTATCGGAGTTCAAGCAGCAGTTGCAATTGCAAATTCAGACCAATTAAATCCAAATGGTTGGGCACAAAAAGCTGTAGATGTTACACTACAAAATTCAATAGATAATGGAACAGTTTACTAAGGAGCAAAATAGATAATGGCAAGCCTGAATAGTTTAGTAGATCCTTTAGCGCAATCATTCTTTATTGAAGAACCTTGCTGCGTGACTAAAGTTGATTTATACTTCAAAACAAAAGATACTTATTTACCAATGTTAACTCAAATAAGAGCTAACGATAATGGGTTTCCTGGAGATTATATTGTTCCTTTCTCTGAGAAAATAACGTATCCGCGAAACATTTCTACTTCAACAGATGCATCTACGCCAACTACAATTATATTTGATGCTCCGATATATCTTGTTCCAGGCGAATATTCATTATGCTTAGGAACAGATTCGAAAAAATATCAGGTATATATTTCAGAACTTGATCAAGATGACTTAGTTACAGGAAAAAGAATATCATCTCAACCATATATGGGCACTTTGTATAAATCACAAAATGCTACTACATGGACGCCTGAACAAACACAAGATCTAAAATTTAATTTATATCGTGCAATCTTTGATAAAAATGTTACCGCAACTCTTGATTTTAAAGCTCGTCAACTTGGTGCAATGAATTCAAAAGTTTTACAAGATGAACCATTAGAAGTATTTAATGGTTCAACACTTATGCGTGTTCATCACAGATATCATGGTATGACAAATGGTACCTATGTAGTTATTAGTTCAATTGCAAATTTAGATGGATATGTTTCTGGAGCTGTTGCTTCAGCAAATAACGGTGTAACACCAGGAACAGCTCTTGGTCAAGGTATCTCTGGTCCAGGAACTGGATTCGGAATTAACTTTGACAATGTAGCAGGTGTTGCACTTCAAATTTCAAATGTTACAACAAATTCTTATACAGTTGATGTTGGTACTGCTGCAACAGCGTCAGCGCGCTTTGGTGGAAACCAAGTTGTTGTTACAAAGAATCTTTTAATTGACGCGGTTCAGCCTAAGTTGGGTCTTATACAAAATGGTGACACTAATGTTGTTCATCAACTAAAAGGAACACTAACAAATTATACTCAAGATTCTACGTTCTTTGATATACAACCAACATTAACAGAACTAAATCAAACACGATTAGTTGCAAATCCAACTGTGAAAGCAAATAATTTAAGTGGTAATGAATCATTTCATTATCGAATGAATTTGTCTACTCAAAATAAATATGTTTCGCCATTAATCGATAAACAACAAATCGGATTATTAACTTATCATAATTTAATTAATAATCCAACTTATGCTTCTGAACATCCGTTAACGGAAGACGAAGTAACATTAATGTCGGCAATTAATACCACATTTACTGCAACTGACGTTACACCTCAGAATGAAAAAGGCGTTTTGACTGTTCCACTTGCTCATCAAGAAAATGCTTTGGCAATTCCGATTGGATCTACTATTACACTCACCGGAGTTGTTACAGATGTAGATGGAACTTATAGAGTTACTGATATAGCAAGTGACGGATCAGAAATTACTTTATCAGCAATTAATTTAGCAGACCCAGCATCTTTTGTTTCAACAACAACTGACTTTACTATAGTATATGGTAAAACATATATTGTTGAAGAAGCAAATGTAAATGGTTCTGTTATTTCTAAATATATTACACGAAAAATTACTTTAGCAAATCCATCTACGGCTTTGAATTTACGTGTTGATGTAAATCGTAAAGCTGGATCAAATATTTTATTTTATTATAAACCATATTTGATTGGTGAAGACGCTGAAACAGCAGAGTTTATTGAAATCGCCGCTCCTAATCTTCCAGTATCGTTAGATAATGCGTTTACTGAAATTGAATTAGAGCTCGATGAATTGACTCCATTTGATGGACTTGAAATTAAGATTGCATTCACATCATCAAATTCAGCAATTGTACCTAAGTGTAAAAATTTAAGAGTGATCGCACTAGCATAATATGAAAACATTAAATGTAGAACCTTTTAGTGGATTTGAGCATCTAGTAAAAGATACTCATTCTAAATCAATTACTAATAGCGATAAAAAAGCTTATGAAGCTTATGTTAGTAAAAGAGATAAAGCTAACAAAGAAGAAATATTTAAGTATAATACACAAAGTAAAATACAATCAATGGAATCAGATATAAATACTATAAAGTCAGATTTGTCTGATATTAAAGGTTTATTATTGTCCTTGGCGAATAAAGAAAAATAGGAACGTAAATGTCTGTATCATTAACACTTAGAAGCGTTAAAGGATCAAGACTACTGAATTCAGAAGTTGATACAAACTTCACGAATATTAGTGATGAACTTGATCTAAAAGCACCATTAGCTAGTCCATCGTTTACTGGAGTAGTTGATATTGATGGAGACTTAACGGTATCTGGTACAACAACTTTTGTAAATACTCAAAATCTTTCAGTCGCTGAAAGTATGATTTATTTGAATCGTCGAGTTAATGCTACAATTACAAATGCGGTTGGTGACGGTGTTAATGTTGTATATACAGCAGATAATAATTATGTTGCTGGAGATTTTGTAACTGTAATTGGTGTTACACCAACAAGTTTTAATGTTACTGATGTAGCAATTACTTCTGCTAATGCAACATCATTTACAATTGCTTCTACAAATGTTGATACATATACTTCTGGCGGAACGGCATATGCTAAAACTTATCTTGAACCTGATTTAGGTATTGCAGGTGGTTATAATGATACTGGTTTAGCAAGTGGTTATGCACACGCAGGATTATTTAGAGATGCGACTGATGATACTTGGAAATTTTATGATGGTTATACATTAGAACCAGATAGTCCAAGTGGTATTGATACTGGTGATGCTAGTTTCAATTTAGCAAATTTAGCTGCAGGTGATATATCAGCAACAAATTTTAATTCAACGTCTGATATAACATTAAAAACAAATATAAATAGAATTCCAAACGCACTGGAAATTGCAAAACAATTAGAAGGTGTATATTTTGATTGGAAAGATAGCGGTAAGTCATCAATCGGTGTAGTTGCACAACAAGTAGAAGAAGTATTACCACTTGTTGTAAATACTGGTTCAGATGGAATTAAGCGCGTTTCATATGATGCTCTTATTCCAGTATTAATAGAGGCTATTAAGGAATTATCTGCTAAAATAGAAAATCAATAATTACCTTAGCCGAGTTTCTTAAGGAGATACGAAGATGGCAATCAAGGTTGGTGGTGTTACAGTTATCGATGATGATCGTAATGTAGTTAATGCCGCTCTCAAAAGTAAAACACAAGCTTTAGGCAGTATATCAGGAGCCCAGTCAGTAGATCTGTCAAACGGCGAAACAATTACTGCAACCATTACTGGCAATACAACATTTACAATTACTGGTCTAGTTACTGGGGCGGTGAATACTGCGTATTTCATATTAGAACAACCTGGCGCTGGTTCAATTACTTGGCCGCCTGGAACTCGATTTGATAAAGGAAATACTCCCACAATGAACACTGGAACTAATGCAGCAACAATGATTGTATTAGAAACTTTAGATAATGGAACAAATTGGAAAGCAGTACAGGTTTGGAGATATAATCAGTAATGTCACGTAGAATATGGTTAGGCGGAGCAAAGGGTCAGTTTACTACATACCCTACTTATTTTCCAACAACAAGAAGTACCTCGTATCAGGTGCAAACGTCGGCCGTGACCAGTTATTCTACTGTATATCCAACAACATTTGATACTGTATTTTTAACTCCTAAAACGACTACGTTTCCTACAGATTATACTACTAACACTCCGGTGCCTACAATATATGCTGTGCCTACTCCATATATTACTTCTGATTATTATCCATTAGGAACTTTATATTCAAATCCAACTACGTACATTTCGCTAGTTCCAACAGACTATTCGCGAAATACTACTACTAGTTATACGTATCCTGTGATCACAGTTTTTTCAGTAAGCACTGGATATCCTCAAAGTACAACGTTTGTGACTTGCGATCCATACCAAGTAAATACCACGTATACTTCTGCGATAATTGAAAATACGAGCAATGTCACTTCATATACAACTCCAGGCGCTTTTGAAAATACAACCATTTGTGATACTGTCACAACAAATACTGAAGTTGGACCAGCAAGCGGTAGTGTTTATTACGATGAAAATGGAAACGAAACCGGTCAATCTGGTTTCATAGGTTGTTCAGCCTCTGGTTGTACAGTTACTGCTGAATATTCAACAACAGTTGCTGTATCTTTTACTACAACATTTGATACTTTTGTCCCAACATCTAGAAACACAAGTGGACCAACAACTTATATATCTTTGCGTAACACTTGTGCACAGGTTCCATTTTCGGGTCAAGAAGATCCAATTGCGGGGATTCCATGTACACCAAACGGTGATCTCGCAATGGAGCAGTGGTGTATACAAGAAGGAAACAATTGTCAGCCATGTACTGGAACTTATCAAAGTTGCTATAATACTGGTGTTCCATATGAAGTTGTAACTTCTGGGATTACATATTACGATTCATATTTTCCAACTAGTCGGCAAACGTCTGGAACAACAACATACGTACACACAAGAGATTTTTCGTGTTCTAGTGTAATATGTCCAACAAGTTATCAATCTTGTAGAGTGTCGCAATACTATGTTCCGGCACACGTAACATCTCGTACAACTACTTATCCAACAGTAATAGGATATACTAATTATCCAGTACCAACAACGTATCCAAACTGTTTTAATACAACACAAGCGTTGCCTACTGTATTTCAACCAACTGATTATAGCGTTGAAACACAATATCCAACTTCGCAAAGCACTGTTACAGCTTGGAGCACACCTACTGAGTATCCATACCAAGCAATTACTGAATATACAGTACAAACATTGTATCTAACAACGTTTTCAACAGACTATATTACTGATACACCTATTGCAACAGACTATATTACTAATACGCCTGTTCCAACAAGCCGTATTACAGATGCATCAACGCAGCATCCAACTAGTCAAGCTACATCAAATGTAACTAACAGAACAACATTTTTTGATACTACATATACTAATAATACAACCGTAACAACTTCAAGATCCACTACGTGGTTTACTGAATAAAGGAGCTAAACTAAAATGCTATACGCAAGAGTGAATAAAGAAACCAATGAGGTTTTGGAATTTCCACTAAACGAAAACGAGGTGCGAGACAATCTTGCGAATACAACGTTGCCTACACCTATTACTGATGTTTCTTTAGCAGCAACTCAGTATGTAAGAGTGCATCCAATTCCTGAATCAGATGTTGATGTGGTAGAAACTGCTACACATCGAATGTATCCCGGCACTGCCTGGAAAAACGAAGAAACAGGAACTTGGTATAGAACTTATACGTTAGTTGAAGTTCCAGAAAAAGACCAAGAAACTCGTGTACGAAAACGCTGGGCTTATGTTCGTGCAACTAGAGATCGTTTATTACGAAATTTAGATTGGAAAGTTGCAAGATATCATCGTCAAGTAAGATTAGGATTAACACCTACAGATGATATTGCTGTACTTGATGCGCGAATGCAAGAACTTGCTGATGTAACTGAAGGAGTTGTAGATCCATATACAATTGATGTAAAAAATCTATAATATATAATACAAAATAAATTGATAAGGTAATAACATGAAATTAGATTGTTCCACGCAATATCTAGCTGTTCCTGGAGAAAAAGCTCCGTCACTTCCAGAAGTAGAGCCTAAGTGCCAACCTAGGCTCTATGAATTTCTTATGAAAGAAAAAGGTGGTGATGCAAGTAAGATTGGTCCATATACTAAACGTTCATCAAGAAATAATTGGGCCGAATCAATAGAACATATTGTAAGAGAAAAATCACCTCCACATTTTTATGCTACTTATGATGTAAGCTCTGTGCAAGGTACTGATTTTCATGAATATACTTATACAGAATTTCCCGCTGGTGGTGTGTATATTTGTACGCAATCAAGAGAAATTAATTGCAGACTTCAAGATTTTGCGGCAAAGGAAGAATCTGGTAAAGCAGGCGAAGAAGCTTTAGAAAAATTTATCAATGCATTTGCTGATAAGTATGTATTAAATGAATTGCCAGAAAAATATAAAAATATCGATGATATAATATTTTTACCTGGACATAATTTATTAGATCTCGCTGATTTAGAAATTGTTGAAAGAATCATATTTGAAGATCCAGAAGCAATGATTAAACCTCATCCACTTACTATTCCTGATGTTGTACAAAGAATTGCTGGGAAAATGGGATGGGATCGAATTATTGATAAAGATGTTTCAGGGGCTGAATTACTTAAGAATTGTAAAACAGTTTATACGACTACAGCTTCTGAATTTTCTATAACTGGTACAGCACTCGGTAAAAACGTAAAAAATATATCTGTATTTTCTGGTGAAGGCGCTGGGGTATATCTTCCCTTTGCAAGAATTATGACTATTACACAACGTAAAGAAGGAATTGAAGCCGCACAAAGAAAACTTGGAAATATATTAGCATGTAAATGGAGTGGATTAATTTTTGAATTCCAAGATGATTATGAAGAAAGAATCGATGCTTATTATAAAAAATCTCAAGAATTAAGAGAACTATATAAACCATTAGCACAAGGTAGAGGCTTAGTTGATGAAGCAAAAAAACAAAAAAGACCTCCACTTAATTTAGAAAATAATAAACCTGTAGCTTAAATTTATTATAAATAGAGTAAGGTGATATAATGTTTGGTATAGAAGCAAAAGGACACCCTGAAGTTGTAAGGAGAATTGCTCTTTGCAATCGGTGTGTTAATTTAACTAAACTGAATGTATGTAAAAAATGCGGATGCTTTATGCCAGCAAAAGTTAGACTTTCTGGCGCTGAATGCCCTATTGGAAAATGGGAAAAAATTCAAATAAAGGAGCTCTCGCCAGAAAAAAAATAAAAATGGAGCTTAAGCGTTAATGGCTACTAAGATACTCTTAAAAAAATCGAATGTAACGACTGCGCAACCTCAAACATCAGATTTAGATCATGGTGAGCTAGCTATCAATTATGAAGATGGTATTTTATATTATAAAACAAATTCTGGCGTAATTGATATTATTGCGAGAAAAAGCGCTGGTGGTACATCAGGTATTACCATAACTCCTATATCATCAAACTATACTGCAGCTGGCGGAGATTATTTATTAGCGGATACTTCTGGTGGAAGTTTTACTATAACACTTCCACAAGCTCCAGTGACAGGAAGTTTTGTTACAATTTTTGATGCTGATTCTTGGACAGATAATCCTCTTATATTTGATTCTGGTGTTAATTCAATTGAAGGCTCTGGAAGCACAATTAATGTTGATGTAGGAAATGTAAGAATTGATTTAGTTTATAATGGATCTACATGGAAGACACACATTCCAATAGATTCCCAATACTTAGAAACAAGATTAACACAATTTGAAGATGATGTAATCACTTATGCAATTGCCTTAGGTTAATTTTTTTTCTTTGAATAGAGTAATTATATAAATAATAAATATAAATAAATAGATAGAAGAACAATATGTCAGCATTTGCAAATGTTTCAGCTACAGGAGTTGGTACTACACCAATCACACTGTATACTGCAACTGAAAAAACTGTTGTTATTGGTTGTAACGCTTCAAATGTTATAAACCAAATCGTGCCGGTTAGTATTATATTAAATGATGGTGCAAATGATATATACATAAAAAAGAATTTTAGAATTGAAAATGGTTTTAATGACGAAGTAATGAAAGGCAATAAAATTGTGCTTGAAGTTGGAGATTCAATTAAAGCGTCCGCAAGTATTGATTCTTCTGTTGATATAGTATTATCGCTCTTAACGGGAGTTAATTGATGTCAGAAGGTATATTTGGACAAGATGGTCTTCCAGAAAATGGAAATGTCTCTGATAAAACTTTCTATGGATTTAAGTTATCTGGTGAAACTGGTAATTTAGATTTGCAAATCGTTGATGATGATTCAGTAGCAATTAAGCTACCAGACTTACAAGATGATATTGTTGATAAAGATGACTATAAACATTGGGTTTGGTCACAAAATTCTTTACAATTCCAATGGACCGACGACGGACATTTACAGGTTAAAATCGTATGACACAACTTATAGATTTAGGTAAATTAAGATTTCATTTTGCTGGTCAATACGATGCGGCCACCACTTATGAAATTAACGACATCGTTAAGTACGGTGGTAATGTTTATGTTTATAGTAATCCAGTAAGAACAGCTGGAAATCTTCCTACCAATAATGCTTATTGGGCATTAATGGTTGAAGGATTTAAATTCCAAGGAGAGTACGATGCTGCTACACAATATCGTATTGGCGATGGTGTAGCACATGGTGGTGTAGTTTACATTGCTATACTAGACTCAACTGGTCAAACTCCTCCCAATAACACATATTGGTCGCAAATGGTCGACGGTATTCAATGGGAAGGCGAATATAATGCATTAACAAGTTATCAAAAAAATGATATTGTAAAATTTGGTGGTAGGGCATATATTGCTGTACAAGATAGCACCGGACAACAAATTAGTGACCCAGTTTATTGGGAAACAATGGTTGATGGTATTTCTCCTGAAGGTGTATATAATGCTGGAACGACATACCAGCCTGGAGATGTTGTTGGTTATGGTCCTAATCTTTATGTTTGTACTACAGTAACAACTGGTAATATTCCAGAAGATACTGGATTTTGGACACTGTTCCAAAAGGGAAATGATTTCCAAGGCAACTATGATGCTGCCACAGAATATGTTCCTGGGCAAACCGTTTTATTTGGTGGTAATACATATATTGCTTTACAAACCTCTACCGGATCAACTCCAAGTGATACTCCTGCAGACTGGGATCTTTTCTATTCCGGTGTAACAACAGCCGGTGATTGGAATACTTCAACATATTACGCAATCAGCACCATAGTTACTTATGGTGGTAATTCTTATATTTCTTTGGTTGCACATACGTCAACAGATTTTGCAACTGATCTTGCTGCTGGTAAATGGGAAAAATATAATTCTGGCGTTCGTTATATGGGCGCTTGGACAACAGGTACTAATTACTTAAAAGATGATATTGTATCATATTCAGTAAGCACATATATTTGCACAGAAGATCATACTTCAGGTACTGATTTATTCTTAGATCAAGCTGCCGGCAAATGGGATACTTTTGTAACAGGCGCAGCTTATGTTCTTCCAAGTACTACTGGCAATGCTGGTAAATTTTTACAAACTCCAGACGGTCAGAATTACTCTTGGCAATTTGCTAATGAAAATGATAAAATCTTTTATGTTTCTGAAGATTCAGTTTCATCCGCAGATGATAACGATCATGGTAAAGCAATTGACTATGCATTTGCAAGCTTAAGATTTGCTTGTGATTATATTGCTGCTGATATGGCAAATCGTTCGCCTGCAACAATCTTTATAAAAGATGGTACATATAACGAACAACTTCCAATTGTCGTTCCTGAAAATGTAACAATTGTAGGCGACGGTCAACGTAACTGTATTATTCAACCAGATACTACAAATGACAATGGTTTTGGTGTTGGTATTTCAGATGATGGAGTAACTCCAAATAATGAAGCAACAATGTTTTACCTTTCTTCGGGTGTTATGATTGAAGGCCTGTTGCTGAAAGGTTTAACTGGATTTGCACTTGGAGTTAGTGATCCAGAAGATATTGAAGATGCTACTATTGGTGGTGTTTATTGTCGATTGAATCCAAACTCATTAATTACTAAGTCGCCTTATGTTAAAGAATCTTCTGCATTCTCTACAGGTGGTGTTGGTGCTATTATTGATGGATCTGTTGGACCTAGTGGTTCTGGTGGATCGATGGTATTCCACACTTTTACACAAGTCCATGACGGTGGTGTTGGTTTCTGGGTAAAAGATCGCGGTTTATCAGAAATTGTATCGTGTTTTACATATTACTGTGACTTTGGTTTTGCAGCATCTGGTGGTGGTAAAATCCGCGGATTGAACTGTAATAACTCTTACGGTACTTATGGATCTGTATCAAGAGGTTTTGATTCAGACGAAGATGTGACAGATACAACTGGTATCATGTATGGCGATACGCTTACTTATGATGCTACAACACTTTCGACACCTGCCGGATTTTCCGTTGGTGATACAATTACATCTTCTACTGCAGCTGTGGGTGGAACAGCCACCGGATTAACTGCAACTGCTAACCAAGCTGATGAAATGACTTTAACAACTTCTACTGCTCATAATTTGGTAGATGGTCAAGCGTTTTATTTTGATAATGTCACCGATAATGGTGGTAACACAACATGGCGTGGTATTTTAGGTGATGCAACCAATACTACTAAGAGAACATGGTGGGCGCAAGTAATTGATGGAAATAATTTTAAACCTTCAAGCAACCCTGCTCTTACAAACTTTATTGATGCAAGAGAATTAGCTGGATATGGTTTAGTAATTGAAACTATAACAGATGCGCTTCGTTCAAATCCTGTTAGATTACAAATTAACGGACACGGTTATGTCAACGGCGATCCAGTGAATAATATATCTGGCGTTCTTGGTATGGTTGAGCTAAATAGTAATAGCTATTTTGCTTCTGTTGTTGATGCAAACAACATTGAATTATATAATGATTCTGGATTAACTTCTACAGTTGATGGTACTGGATTTACCACTTATATTTCTGGTGGTACTGCTGAAAGAGTCTTAGTTGGTACAGCATTAACTGGATTTGATGTTGGTGTTACTGGAACGAGCATTGAAGGACAAATTGAAAATATTCAAACCAATTTAGTTGATCCTACTGCTCATCGAATTGTTATATCGAATATCAAATATGGTACACATGGCGATACGTATAAAGTATCAGTAAGATCCGATTTAACCGATAATGTTGGAAATGCATTTCAAATAGATGGTGTAATCAAGTCTGAACTTTATTTTGCTGAAGGTAGAACATATATCTTTGAACAAAATAATACAACTAATACTGGTCATCCTCTTTATATTTCAGCAGCTGCTGATGATGGTACTCCTATAGCTGGCCAAACTTTCTGGATAGATGGAGCAGAAGTAACTTGGGGTGATTATCAGGCTAATTTTGCAGCATCTACAAATAGATATGTAGTATTAGTTGCTCCAACAGCAGGAACGTATTATTATAATTGTGGTGTCCATACCGGTATGGGTAATGAGATTACAGTTACTGCTGATACTGGACAATTAGAATATTGGTTTGGTACAGATAATTATCCATTATTTCAAGATGGGTCGACAATTACTGCACAAGATGGAGTAACTGCTACATTAGCACCAAGCGCTCATCAAGGTCAACAAGGATTTGCATTAGTATTAACTGGATTAGCACAAGAACCAATTGCTGGTGGTTCAATTGAATTTGTTGAAGGTCCATTACTTGGAGCTCAAAATGATGCTGATTCAACTGAAACATATAATCGAGGCACAGATACACAAACATATATTGTAACAGCTGTTACAGGATGGGATCCTGTTTCTGGATCAGCTACTGTTACAATATCACAAGAAAAACTAGATACTGCTGATAGTTATCAGGGACAATCATTTATTATTCGCTATAACTATTCGCAAATTCGATTAACTGGTCATGATTTCCTTAGTATTGGTACTGGTGGTAGAACAACTACTAATTACCCAGGCGTACCAACACAAGCTCCTTCACAGGGTAACGAAGTTATTGAAAGTCTTCCAGGACGCGTTTACTATGTATCAACAGACCAAGATGGTAACTTTAGAATTGGTAACTACTTTAGAGTAGACCAAGCAACTGGTAGAGCAACACTTGATGCTTCTGCATTCGATCTTTCTGGTTTGACTAGCTTACGACTTGGTTCAATTGGTGCACAACTTGGTGAATCAATTAATGAATTTTCTTCAGATGGAACTTTATCAGGTAATTCAAACCTTGCAGTTCCAACTGAACAAGCTGTTAAAACTTATGTTGATGCAAATGCAGGAACAACTGCGGATGGTCAATTAATATATGGTCAAACTGGTGATACTAATGCTTTATTAGATATTGGTACTGCTGGACAAGTATTACAAGTTAATAGCGGCGCTACAGCTCCTGAATGGATAACATTATCATTTGATATAAGTGAAGCTTTCTTTACTCAAACATTTGATAATTCTACTGCGGTATATGATTCAAATGGTTATCCAACATATTTTGAAGTTGGTGATATTACATATTCAAATATTGTTTGGGGAACTGGCGGTACAAATTGGAGTCTATTTGGTGGTGCTGATGCCACGTATTATAGGCCTGAAAGTTGGACTGAAACTGGCCCAGTTGCTACACAAAATGTTGTTGTAAACTATAATACAACTACTGGATTAATTGATACAATAACTGTATCGTAAAAGTATAAATACCTAAAAGTACTTAGGAGAAAATTTAGTGTCTAATGTATTAATATACAATAAAATTTTAGAAGATTTAGAAGAATATTCTCAATCTATTGGCGACGCTTTGGGTTTAACCCCAGATGTATTAAGTACATTAAGAGTGTTAAATCCTGATAATTGGGCAGAAGATATTCCAAAAATTGATGACACTGGCTTACCTTCAGATTCTCCTACTACTTCTACTGGCGTTTTCTGTGTTTGGGATAACAATTATAATAGGTGTGGAAGTTCTTGTACGTGGACTGTACCGGCCGGTGTATCACGGGTTGGATTTCAACTTTGGGGCAGTGGAGGTGGTTCTTCAAGTGGTTGTTGTTGTGGTGGTCATCCAGGCGGATCTACTGGTGAATTTATTTCTGTAGTAATGGATGTAACTCCAGGAGAACAATACGTTATATGCAATACATGTACACACTGCTGTATGGGATATCGCGGTGGAATCCAGTTAACGCCTGGATGTTCCAGAATTGAAGGCCCAGGAATTACATCGTTGTGTGCTGCCGGCGGATGCGGTACGCTTTGTTCATGGTCTTGTTCTGTCCAGTATGGAGTAACATATGGGTATGATCCATCATCAGCTGAGTATGTTAGCCACGCTAATGGTTCTATAGCTAAGGACAATCAATATCAATGTAGATGGATGAATCCTTCTAGTACGTCTCCGTCAGGTTCATGTTTTTGTAATAGTGGTTATGATTATTGTTTTAATAGCTGCGCCACATGTGGTGTTATACCATATATTGCGTCTCATTGCACACAAACTCCCACAACTATAGACGCGTCTAGAAATCCAGTATGTGGTTGGATACCACGTCGATGGAATGCTATGTGTTATGATACTAATCACTACGGTTGGCTTTGTTATGCACCAACTGTTTGTTTTGGAGCAAGTGGTGCAACTACACAGAAACATCCTGGAAGTGATTTCTGCATTCAATATACTTCTGGTACGTGTTGTGGATCGCAATGTTCTACAGCTACCCAAGGAGGAATTGGCGGCGCTGCATTTGGATGTATGCCTGGGCACGGGTCAGTATTCTCCCATGCGATGGGTGGTAATAATAGTGTATGTGGCGACAGCGGTCGCGGTGCAGCAGTTCGTGTGAGCTTTTGTTAAAGTTATAAATAATATTTTTAGAGGAATCTTCAAAGATGCAAAAAGAATTTACAGTTAATGTTCCTGACGAACTTTGGGTCGATAGTTGGGACGATGGTTTAACAGCAACATATACTTATGAAGGCCCTCAATATTTTTATATTGGTTTTGATTCTAAATTTGTTCCTACGATTTTACCTAATCATGCAGTAGATTCAGAAATAGACCCATTTTCTGATGAACAAGCAGCCAATTTTATAGAAACTATAACATTGGATGCTAATGAAAATCCTGATATTGCATATATGTTATATGCGCCATATGTGGATCATGCTGATCACACATTTGAAGATGTAGCTAATCATGATGGCAGTACGTATAAAAAAATAACAAATCCACATATGCATGATTATTTTGAATTGCATTGGAATACTATTACAGCTGAATTACCAACACTTCATGCTAAAGTAAAAGACACAGATAATCAATTACAGATAACAGCAAAAAATCGATTAGCTCATATTCAAAAATATAATAATGCGTATGATTTTGATACAGATGACCAAACTGCAATTGATGCTGCCATTGCAACTTTAAATACATATATTGATACAGTATCTACTGCTTATCCATGGAAATATGTTGAGTACGATTTATCAGAAGTGCCAAAAATTCCAGCTGCATTACAGTTATTATTTAATCAGCTTCCAGAAATAGATTAATATAGGTTAATTAAATTATGGCAGATTTACTATTATACGCCGGTATAAGAGCTAATAACGAACTCATCGATAAAAAGCTTGCAGGCGCTGCACCGCTTGATTTTACTGGTGACGTCGGCCCTGGCGATTACATTATTGGTACGGCCGATACTGGTGAGGAAAACATTTCTTCTACATGGAGAACTCAATTAGATGCTTATGTTGCAGAGAATGAGTACCAGAATTGCCATATATGTATATGGAATTCCAATGGTTATTTTAGATGCGGGGCTGCCTGCACATGGTGTGTACCAGCTGGTGTTTCTAGAGTTATGATTGAAATGTGGGGTCCAGGTGGAGGTACAAGTTCAAACTGTTGTTGTGGCGGTGCTCCTTTTGGGCCGAACGGCGCGTATATAGCAACAACAATAGATGTAGAAGCTGGTGAATGCATATGTATATGCGCGGGGTGTGCATATTGTTGTTATGCATATCAAACAACTCCTGGAGTAAGTGGCGGTGATAGTTACTTCACTCTTGTCCCAGGAACTTCAAGTGGACAATATTGTTGTTATAGCGCATGCGCTATGGCAGGGAAATCGCATTGTTATACTCAATGGCAAGAAGATTCTCAGACAGCTGGAGGATTTGCAAACACGAATTCTGGTTTGTGTTCGATTCCTGTAGGTAATCAGAATAATGATGGCTGTGCACCAAACTGTTGTAGTGGATGGAACTTTTGTTGGGATTCAGGCAATGATGACGTGAATATTCCTCCAGTTTTTTCATCATTCTGGAATTCGAAAGTATTATGTGATGCAGGTGCTGATGGTTTTGGTGTAGATAGAAATGCTTCAATCTTCAAAGTTCCTGGAATATGGCCATGTATGTATATACCAAGTGGTACTCTAAATGGCGCTAGGACAAAAAATGCTCCTGTTCCAAGATATGAAGACTGTATTTGCACTATTTGTTGGTATGGTAATACTTGTCATGGTTGTTGTTACGGTGCACCGAGCTTATATGGTGTAGGTTATCTTTGTGGAGTACCTGGCGCTGGTGGAGCTGGAGGAGTTGTTGACGGTGGATGCCAAGCATGTGGCGGTGACTCTGGTAGATTGGGAATGATAAAAATACATTATAATTGTGATTAATTATTTACAATAATCACTTTTTGTGATATAATATATAATATTGTTGAAAGTTAAATTAATGGTGATTTTTAATGAAAAAAGCGTTTTTTATAAACGGTGGCGCAGGTAGAGTTCTTTGCGCCATTCCTGCCTTAGAAGCATATAAACAAAATATAGATCCAGATGTAGTAATTGTTGCTGAAGCATGGCAAGAATTATACATGGCTTCTCCTATTATTCGCGATAATGTGTATCCAATGGGACATAAAGACCTATTCACAGAAAAACTAATAGATCGCGAAATCATTTCTCCTGAACCATATAGATTAAATGCTTATTTTAATCAAAAATGTAATTTGATTCAAGCGTTTGATATGCTTATCAATGAAAATACTATTGATATTCCAGAGACAAAACCTTTTAATTTAGAAATTAACAAAGTTGATCAAGCCTTTGGATATAATTTTGTTGCGCAAGCAAAAGCATCAGTTGGAAAAGAAAAAGTTGTTGTATTCCAACCTTTTGGATCAGGTGTTATGAAAGAAGGCAATTTTATAATTGATTCTAGTGGTAGAAGTTTAGAATTAAAAAACGTATATGAAATTGCTGAAAAATTAGCTGAACATTATTGCGTAATTATGATGGCAAATATTGAAGTACCACCACCTGAAAAACAACTTGGAATTTTGATGCCAAGTAATGTTAATTTATTACAATGGATGGGACTTATCAATGCTGCAGATTATTTTGTCGGATGCGATTCAATGGGACAACATTATGCACATGCACTTGGAAAACCAGCTACTGTAGTTATTGGCTCAACCTGTCCAGAAAATATATCTTATCCTGACAATAAAGATTTTACTATTATTGATAATGGTAAAGAAAAGCGCCGATATATACCTATGAGAGTTACACACGATTTTACTGGTGAAAGAAATAATGAAGATTTAATGATACTTACTGATGAAACAGTAAATACTATAATAAAATCTGTTACTAATAAATTAGGAAAAAGTAAAAAAGTAAAAAAAGATGAAAAACCACTTTCTGGTCATGTACATGGTCCTGATTGTCAACACGCCGGTAAACCAATAGATCCACCATTTGCGAAAAAGAAAATAGCTTAATTACTAATGAAGCTTGATATCTTTGGTACACCAATATGGCGTACCCATATAACTGGGTTTGAATATTCTAGAATACAAAATGAAATAGATCAATGCTATGACAATGTTTTATTCGAAAAAAAGAAAGAATGGGAAACAAATATACAATCATTAACTGATAGTACGTTTTCTAAAAATTTTATAAAAGATAATAATCTTAAAAATTTAGAAAAATCTATTATAAAATATACAAATGATTATATAAAAGAATCTGGTGGAAATGGAATAAACCCAAAAATAATTTCTTCATGGATGACAAAAACAGAATATTTGCAACATTCACCTGTGCACGATCATAATGCATTTGATATTGCTGGAGTTTATTATTATAAAAAAAATTTCAAGGATGCAGGATTTGAAATTATAAATCCAACAAGTGGCAATCTTGCAAATAAAAAAATAGTTAATGCATCAACAACATTAACTTTATTTTGTAAACAAGGTGAACTATTATTGTTTCCAGGTTGGTTATTACACAGGGTAAAAGAGCAATATATAGATATTGAAAGACTATCAATATCGTTTAATATAAATTTAGAGTGATGAGGTTTAATAATGTATAATACAGGATATATCTTGGGTATTTCACGTGGCCATAATGCTGGCGCATGTTTACTTAAAGATGGAAAAATACTTTGGTCTTTAGAAGAAGAAAGACTTACTCGTGCAAAATATGATGGTGGCCCATACGCATGCATGATGAAAGTAAAAGAATATACTGATAAATTAGATTATATTTTTATTTCTCATACTCAATCGCTAGAAGATACTTGTGGTAAAGTAGATTATATGGGTGAAAACGTGTATACTGGATTAGCACGTAAAATGGGATTAATTGATAGAAAAACTGATTTAGTGAATCACCCACAAGTTGTAGATCTTTCTCATTCACACCATAAAATTCATGCTGCATGCGCATTCTATCGCTCTGGCTTTGATGATGCTGTGGCTGTAGTAATTGATGGTGCTGGTTCTGTTAAAAGCGCAACATTTGGTTCTGACAAAGTTCATCTATGGGAAACAGAAACTATATTTGATTGCTCATATCCAGCTAATTTCAAAACTCTTTATAAACATTCTGGTTCTAGAGAACCAATAACTGATGCTATTAATTATGCAGAGTCTTCTAGCTCTTTAGGTGAAGAAGGCACACACATACATTTTAAGTCCGGACATGCTGGAATTACAAAGGTATATGAAGCCGTTACTGAATATTGTGGATTCTGGGCAATTGAAGCTGGAAAAACAATGGGATTATTTCCGTATGGAAAACCAAATGAAAACATTCCTCAACTTTTTCTAAAAGATACGCGATTACCAATTTCTGATAGAAATGTTATTGTACCTAGATATCCAAATGGTGCTATGGTAAATGTGGACTTATATAAAGAATTAACAGACTCTGGTGAAGATGGAACAGATCTTACTACTTTACAAAATCGTAGAGATCTCGCATATGCTTGTCAAACTCAAACTCAAGAAATGGCATTAGATGTAATACTTACAGCTTCTAAATTATCTGGTAAAAAGAAAGTTGTATTTTCTGGAGGATATGCATTAAATTGTGTTGCTAACTATTATTTTCTAGATCGCTTAAATGAAGAAGGTATTGAATTATATGTAGAACCTATTTCTAATGATGGAGGTACTGCAATCGGTGTAGCACTTTGGGGTTATTATGAAGTATCTCAATCAGAAGAAAAAATCAATGGCCGAGAAATTTATCTTGGACCAGAATATCATTATAATGATTCCGATATTGAACAGTTGGCAGAACAGTATGGAGCTTTAATAGAAGACTGCGATGATGATCATGTAGTTGAACTAATGACGACAAAGAATATTGTCGCTTGCTTTCAAGGTCGTTCAGAAAATGGGCCGAGGGCGTTAGGTAATCGCTCTTTAATGTTTGATCCTACCTTTGAAGATGGTAAAGATTTTGTTAATTTAATCAAGCGTCGAGAGTATTTTCGTCCATTTGCCGGATCTATTTTAGCTGAAGACGTGCATGAATGGTTTGATTTACGTGGTATGAAAGATTCACCGCATATGATGTATGCAGTATCGTGTAAAGATGGTGTTGAAGAAAAGATTCCTTCAATTATTCATGTCGATGGATCATGTCGTATTCAAACAGTAACTGAAGAAGAGAATCCTTTATATTATCGTATAATTAAAACATTCAAAGAAAAAACTGGTATACCAATTATCTTTAATACTTCTTTCAACCTTGGTGGAGAACCATTAGTTGAAACTCTTGAAGATTGTTTGTGGACTTTACAGCAAAGTGATATTCAATATTTGTATTTACCAGAATATGGTAAGCTACTAACTGTGATGAATAGTAAAATTATATGAAGTTTGTGATAAAATCAAAATATTTAGATGATGATGAATCAATACCATATCCTTTAAGAAACATCGAATTAGCTATAGGTGATGGTATAAAAATATATACTAAAGGTCAAGATGATGGCTATGGGAGTAAACATTGGGATGAATATATAAATTATATTCAATTACACAAAAGAAATAATAAAATATATAATGCTTTAGAATGGTGTTGTGGACCAGCATATTTTTCTATTATTATGCTAAAATTAGGAATTGCTGATAAAATGATAATGGCTGATATACATGCTCCATTAGAAAAAAATATTAATAGTTCTTTGAAAGCAAGTAATCTTTACAACCGAGGACAATTTATTTGTTCTGATAATTTTAAGAATATACCTAAACAAAAATTTGATTTAATAATTGGTAATCCTCCGCATTTTAATTGGGAAGATAATCCTCCTAATTGGAATAATCCAGAAGAATATGAATTATGCCATGAAGATCGAAAATTTGTAGATAATAATTGGAATATACATAAAGATTTTTTTAATAATGTAAATAATTATCTAAAAGATAATGGTGACATTATTTTAATGGAAAATACAAAAAAACATGGAAGTGATATGTATACATTTATAGAAATGCTAAAGAAAAATAATCTAAAATATATCCACGCTGAAAAAAGTAAAGATTATCCAGATGATATCTGGTATATACATATTAGGAAGGATTTGTGAGACCACAGCATACTATAGTAAGAAATGTTTTAACTCCTGATGAATGTAATGAAATCATTGAAACATATAAGCCTTGGTTAAAACAAGGCGAAGTTGGTGGTGGGCCTGAAGCGGCTAAAAAAATACGCAAAAGCTCTGTTGCATTTGTTACTAGAGCAGATCCTTTATGTTATCCTTTAGTAAAAAAAGCTCAAGACGTAGTTCATGATGTAACAAGAACTGTGCATCAAACTTGGATAAAAACTTTTCAATTTG